GCCGGAAGTCTGACTGATGGTGGTGGCTACGCTGCCGAAACCGCTGCTAGGCGTAGACACGCCGCGGATCGGTCCACCGCGTCCGCTGCGCTCGCTGCTCGCTGAGTATGAGGCTGCTGCCGAGCGGCTCGGCATGAAGCTCTATCCCTGGCAGAGCGTCGCCGGTCACTACATGACTGCGGTCGATGCCGCCGGCGACTGGCTGTACCGCGAGGTCGGCGTGGTTGTCGCCCGGCAGAATGGCAAGACCAAGTTGATGGTGCCGCGGATCCTCATGGGCCTGGACCGCGGCGAGTCCATCCTCCACACCGCGCAGAACCGCGACATCCCGCGTAAGACATTCATGCGCGAGGTCGTTCCCGCTGTCTTGCGGACTGGCGACGACTACGAGATCCGCAAGGCGAACGGGCAAGAGGAGATCGTCGCTCCCGGCGGCGGTCGCTACAAGATCGTGGCGCCGAATGACAGCTCCCGCGGCGAGACTGCTGATCTCGTCATCATCGATGAGGTGTGGCACCAGCGGGACCAGGAGTTGATGGACGCGATGGTCTACACCACCGCTGCCCGCCCTAACGCTCAGATCGTCTACCTGTCTAACGCCGGCGATATGAACTCCGTCGTCCTCAACGAGTTGCGTGACCGAGGCAGTAAGGGGATAGACCCGCGACTCGCCTATCTGGAATGGTCGTCGGCGCCAGAGCGTGCTATTGACGACCGCGACGGCTGGGCCGAGGCCAACCCGACGCTGGGCCACGGCGGCATCACGGAGGAAACCATCGAAGGCTTCCTCCGCAGCCGGCCGCAGACCTCATTTGAGCGTGAGAGCCTGTGCCGGCCGACGATGACCAGCGTGGACGCCATCGTCACGCTGGATGAGTGGCAGTCTCAGCAGTTCACCGTCGACCTCGACCCAAAGCGCCCCACCCTCGGCGTGAAGATGGACGTCTCTGGCGAGCGCGCCAGTGCGGTCCTCGCTTGGCAGGACGGCGACAAGGTGGCGCTCGACGTGGTGGCCGATGTGACCGGCTCGCCGATTGACACCGAGCTGTTGGCCGACGAGTTGAAGAAGGTCGTACTGCGGAAGCGTGCAACGCTGGTCGGATATGACCCCTTCACCGACGCCGACATCGCCCGCCACCTACGCCAGTCCAAGCCGATCACTGGCCGCGACTACGGAAACGCCACGCGGAAGTTCATCGACCTGGTAAGGGCGCGTCAGCTGCGGGTGCACGACGAGAACGGAATCCTCGTCAAGGATCTTGGCGTCACCGTCCCGCGTAAGAGCGTCGGCGGGAGCTTCATCGCCGTCAAGTCGTCACCCGAAGTCACCAACACCGCCGCCGAGGCGGCCATCCGCGCAGTGTGGTTCGCCACCGTTCCCCGTCCCTCCGGTAGAGCACAGGTGTACTCGTAGATGGCACTCCTCGACAACATGCGTCGGTTCTTCGCGTTGGAGGGCATCCAGCCCGAGGCCCGCGTCCCGCAGATCCAGAAGCGTGAGTCGATGACGCTCGAGGACTTCGCGTGGGCGGTCCTTGGCAATAGCGGCCGCCGCGAGTGGCGCACGAGGACGGTGCAGGAGGCGCTTGGCGTCCCGGCGGTGCTGAATGCCGTCACTATGATCTCCGCCACCGTCGGCTCGCTATCGATGGAGGTCATGCGCAACGGCGTGGCCATCGACCGCCCGCCGGTCATCCGCCGTCCTAACCCGCTGACCACGCCATCCGACTTCTACCGCGACGTGGCCTTCTCGATGGCCACCCGCGGCGAGGCGTGGCTGTGGATCGCCAAGCGTGAGACCGACGGCTCGCCGCTGGCGCTGGTCCCCATCAACCCGGTCCAGCTCCACATCGACCGGGTGGAGGGTGCGCTCCGCTTCCGCTGGGGCGACAAGGAGATCCCCGAGCGCGACCTGGTGCAGATCACCTATCTGCGCCAGCTCGGCGACACCCGCGGCATGGGTCCACTCCAGTTGGCCGGCGCAGCCGTCAGCGTGGCTGTCGAGGCGCAGGACTGGGCCGCCAACTTCTACTCGCAGGGCGGCTTCGCGTCGACACTCATCAAGCATGCCGCCGAACTGGACCCCACGCCTGACGTCGATGGGCTGAACGAGGCGCAGCGATTCCTGGCGCAGTGGCAGGAGCGCGAGGCTAACAACGTCACCCGCATCATCGACCAGAACATCGAGAGCGTGGAGCACCATGAGCCGAACGAGGCCGGGGCCCAGATGCTCACCAGCCGCCTCTACCAGAACGGCGAGGTGGCCAACATGTTCGGCATCCCCGGCGCGCTGCTGGAGTACAACCAGCCCGGTGCCAGCCTGACCTACCGCAACCTCGAGATGCTGACCCAGCAGTTCTACAAGTTCTGCCTCGGGCCACGCTACCTCGAACCCATCGAGAACGCGATGACCGACCTGCTGCCCCGCAACCAGGTCGCCCGCTTCGACACTCAGGGACTGCTGCGTGCCGACGTCAAGACGCAGTACGAGGTGGCGGCGCTCGGCTTCGAGAAGGGCGTTCTGGAGCGCGACGAGGCGCGTGCCATCGTCGGCCTAGAGCCGAACATCGAAACCGCGCCGATCCCGTTGGCGCCGCCGCGGGCGCTGCCGCAGACCCGCTCGAAGGCCGAGATGGTGGAGGTCCACTGCGCCAAGGGCCACCTCGTCGGCAAGACGGACGGCAACGCCGAGATCAAGTGCCGTAGTTGTGGGGAGATGGGTTACAGGTCAGTGGCATGAGTCAGCGGTCTCGTCGCAAGTTCCGACAACTGTGGTTTGAGCGGCTCGGCGTAGACGGGCCGCCTGGCGAGCCGAGCCTGCGGACCCTTGGCTACGAAGACACGCAGGCCCTTCCCGGTAATGCCGTTGACGATGCCAGTGGCGGGGTGGTGGGGCCACCCGGCCCGCAGGGACCCAAGGGCGACAAGGGAGACACAGGTGCCACCGGATCGCAAGGGCCACAAGGGAACGAAGGACCCGCTGGGCCTGCCGGTAGCCAAGGCCCTGCCGGACCGCAGGGACCGGAAGGTCCACAGGGAGCGACAGGAGCGGATGGAGCTGCTGGTGCGACTGGCTCTACGGGGCCACAAGGGCCTGCTGGTGACACTGGCCCGCAGGGACCGCAAGGAGAAGTAGGCGCCGAGGGTCCAGGTGGCCCCCAGGGACCGGAGGGACCGGCCGGTGCCGAAGGCCCGGCCGGTCCGGAAGGTCCGGCAGGCCAGCAAGGCGTCAAGGGCGACACCGGAGATACGGGTCCGCAGGGACCGAAGGGTGATACCGGAGACGTCGGACCACAAGGCCCCAAGGGCGATACGGGTGACACCGGGCCAGAAGGGCCGGCCGGACAGGATGGCAGCGCCGCCCAAGCCTTTCCGGTCGGCTCCATCTTCCTGTCGGTGGTCAGTACAAACCCAGCGACTCTACTGGGTTACGGTACGTGGTCAGCCTTCGGTGCTGGTCGGATGCTGGTCGGTTTCAACGGCAGCGATACCGACTTCGACACCGACGAGGAGACGGGCGGCGCCAAGACGCACTCCCATTCCAACCATTCGGTGACGCAACCGACAGCTGCCAACGAGTCGGCGCACACCCATACCTACACCCAGGTTCCCAACCACGTCCACGTCGAGAACATCAACACCGCCATTACCGGCGGAGTCATTGGCTTCCCGGCGCTGAAGGACACCTCAACCTCAGGCTCGGAAGCGACCGGCCTGTCCACCGCCAACCCAACCGGCGGTGTTGCAACGGGCACCACGGCGGCCGGGTCAGCTCACACGCACACCCTGTCCGGGGCCGCCGTGGATGCCCACTCCACCAGCAGCAACCTGCCGCCGTACATCACCGTCCGCATGTGGAAGCGCACTGCGTAGAAGGGGCACTTGACAAAGCAAAGCGGTATATAATCCGAAGCAACTGAACAGCGCCGAGGGCCACCGAGCCCCAGTCGCATCAACTAGTAAACGCTCACCGAGGACCTTCGAGACCCCGAGCGGGGTTAGGAGGTCCTCGTTTTCGTGTCTAAGCAGTGGGAAACCTTCCAGGTCGGACGGTCCATCCGTCTGCGCCGCATCGGCGGGAAGCGCACCAAGGCTGCTACCGCCCCCGTAGTTGACGAGTCGCTGACCAAGGCCGAACTCGTCGCTGAGGCCGAGGAGCGGGGCGTGGATGCCTCCGGCACCAAGGCCGAGATTGTCGAGCGCCTCAATGCCTGACATCGAGCAGCAGGCTGAGGAATCGGCAGAGGCCGAAGTAGAGCAGACCGAGAGCCGCGAGCTGCCGCTTGACGGTATCCAAGTCCGCGACCTCGAGAAGCGGGAGATCGAAGCCCGCATCGTGCCGTGGAACAGCGTCATCCAGACCAGTGCTGGTCGGGAGATGTTCGCTCGCGGCGCCTTCAGTGACACCCAAGCCGGGGACGTGGTGCTGCGGATGTCGCACCAGGACCCACCCGCCGGCCGTGGCCTCTCCATCGAGGACCGCGAGGACGGCGCCTACATGGCCTTCCGGGTTTCTAAGACCCAGAAAGGCGACGAGATCCTGACGCTCGCCAGCGATGGCGTGACGAAGGGTGTGTCCGTTGGCTTCGAGACGGTGCCGGGTGGAACCGAGTACCGCAGCGTCGATGGCCACCGGACGGCTGTCTACACCCGCGCAGTTCTGCGCGAGGTGTCCACCACCTGGATGCCTGCCTACCAGCAGGCACAAGTGCTCGCTATCCGCGAGCAGGAAGAGGAGACCCCAGTGGCCGAGAACCCGGCCGAGCAGACGACCGCCGTTGATCTCTCGGTCATTAGCAACCAGATCGAGGCCGCCTTCAAGGCTCGGGACGAGAAGTCCGACGAGACCAACGAGAAGATCCTTGATCGTCTAGAGAAGATGGAGGAGCGCGAGCGCTCGGCCATCGTCGTCCCGCATAAGGCGGATGCCGCACCGAAGTTCTACAGCTGGCTCGAGGCCGTGCTGAAGACTCGCGCCGGTGAGCCGCTGAACTCGCGGCAGCTCGAGGAGCGCGAGCTGGCGGATGTCCTGCTCGGTGACCAGTACGTCCCCGACGCGGTTCGCCCCGAGATCGTCGCCTTCGTCAACCCGCGCCGCCCGTTCCTGTCATCCACCAACGAGGTGGCTGCGCCGGAGTCGGGTGCCGCAATCAGCATCCCGGTGATGACCCAGAGTCCCGAGGCCGACGTCCAGTCGGAGGAGAAGACCGAGGTCGCCAGCGCGGCGCTGAAGATCGAGAACGCCCTGATCCCGGGCATCACCATCGCCGGCGCGGTGGACATCTCGATGCAGTTCATTCGTCGTGGGCCTCGCACCTACTTCGACCTGCTGCGCCGAGCGATGTTCGCGGCCTATGCCGCCAAGGCTGAGGCCGAGGGCGTGGCCGCCCTGCTGAACGGCATCACCGTCGGGTCCGGCCCGGCGACCACGCCGCAGGACGGCGGATCCATCGACCCGAACGACCTGACCCTGGGTCAGGCGTGGGAGAACGCGATGGACGTGGCGCTGACTCCGCCGGACACCCTGTGGCTGTCCCCGGCGGCGATGGCAGCGTTCATCGACGCCAAGGCCAACACCACCAATGCTCCGCTGTATGCGGGCATCACCAGCTCGCTGAACGCGGGCGGGCAGTCGGGCACCGTGTCCGGTCTGCGGGTGGTTGTGGTTCCCGCGCTGGCAGGTTCCGGCGTGGATGCCATCGTCGGTCCCAGTGAGCAGTACGCATGGGCCGAGGACGGCACGTTCGAGCTGCAGGCTGACAAGCCGGCGATCCTGGGTCGTGACATCGCTCTGGCGGGCACGATCTTCTATATGCCGCTGGCCCCGGCAGCGTTCACCACGTTCGACCTGGCCTCCTAAATGGTCGAGTGGCCTGACGTGGAGGAGCTGAAGCAGTTCCTCGACGTCACCGGCAACGAGTGGGACGGGTTGGAGGACGAGTCGGAAGACGCGTTCTCCACCCGCCTCAGTCGGGCGCTGGCTGCGGCCATCGCCTACGTCAAGCAGGACGTCGGCGATTGGGACGAGCTGGTCGATGAACCAGACGCGTCTCTAGCCGACGCTGCCATGGCGGCAGCCATCAAGTTCGCAACCCTGAAGCGGCAGGTGGCGGCGGTGACCTCCATCCGCCAAGACCCCGTGTACCAGGCCGCTATCCGCGGCCATCGCCGGAGGTTTGCCATCGCATGAGCAGCAAGACCTACGAAGCAATCAAGCGCCGCGAGGAAGCCAAGAGGGCGCCTCGTCGACGCCGTCAGCGTGCCGCCAAGACGGTCGAGCAGGAGGCCCCTGAAGCCCCTGAGACGGCCCCTGCGGCCGATGGCGAGGCAACCGAGTAGATGACGCGCCTGATCGGGTCACCGGAACTCAAGCGACGGCTGAAGGCGATTCGCCTAGTCGGCAAGGACTACGGCCGCACCTGGGCGGATGACACCGCCAAGATCGCCAAGACGATGGTGCCAGTCCGAACCGGCAAGACGCAGGCGTCCATCCGTCGCCGCCTCGGCAGCCAGAAGACGGCTACCGTGGTCGGGTTCTACCCGGTCAACTTCATCGACGCCGGGACCAAGGCGCATGACATCGTGCCGAAGAACGCCAAGATCCTGGCGTTCGAGGTTGAGGGCGGGCGCACCGTCTTCGCCAAGAAGGTCCACAAGCGCGCCACCGCCGGCAACAAGTTCAAGAGCCGTGCCGCGCATGAGGGACTGCGCCGCAATCCACTGTCCCGGCGCCTCATCGAGTTGTGGAACGAGGCGGCGTAGATGGTTACCTGGCCCGATACCACCGCCGCCGTCAGCGTTTCCACCAACATCGAGTCCACGCTGCAGGCGTTCAAGACCGACTCCGGCCTGAACCTGCAGGTCTACCCCGGCCGTCCGGCCAGCCTGCACCCGCCGTCAATCTGGCAGGACGAGCGTCGGGATACGGTCGAGTTCAGCGGCGTCCACGACTTTCAGGCGATGGATCACACGATGGAGGTGGACATCGTGGCGCTGCATGGCCTGTTCGACTCCAAGGATGCGGTCGAGCAGCGCAACGCCTTCGTTGATTCCTTCCTTTCCTGGCTTCGCTCCCATCGCGCCGCCGGGCTGGCCGGTCCTACCTCGGTCTTGGCCCGCCTGTCACTGCGCGACAACGCGAACTACGTCCCCGATTGGGTGCCTCCGGCACAGCAGGTCGCGTACTACGCGACGGTCATCACCTTGGAGGTGAACATCGAGGACTGAGCCGTCCAGCTCCATAGACCACCGCCCCGGTCGGTAGGGGCACATCCCGTTAGCGAAGTAGGAGCTTCCAATGCCCATCCTCGGCAAGAGCCGATTGCGCCGCCACCTGTTTGGACGGCAGTCGGCCATCGGTACCGCGGTTCCAGCCGTGCGTGCCTACCCATTCAGCGGAACACCCACCCCCAACCTGAATCTGCAGGAGCCTGAAGGCGACTTCGGTTCGCTGTACCCGGTCGTGCCTCGCTTCAAGGGCGCACCGGATCTGAACTTCACCCTCAACGACACCAACCTGTCGTACAACGACCTGCCGCTGATGTTCGCGGGTTTCTTCGGCAACGCCGAGACGGCTGCCGGTGCCGGCACCGGCAAGACGTGGGAGTGGACGCCGGACGGCCTCGGTGGCGAGGACTTCGACGTCTTCAGTTACGAGTTCGGCGACGACGCCGACGGCACTGGCGGCAACCCGAACGACTGGGAGCAGTACATCGACGGCATCATCACCAGCCTGTCCATTGACTCGCCAGACCAGGGCGGCGGTGTTCTGACCGCAGCGCTGGGCTTGAAGTTCGCGGACATCCGCTATGCCGGCTCGACCGACATCGCTCCCGGCTTCACCATCCCGTCGATCACCGACCGACCGGACACGCAGCCCACGCGGGTCTACCTCAAGGACTGCACCGTCTACCTCGACAGCGATGGGTCGGACATCGGCACCACGCAACTGTCGGGCGCGGTCCACAAGTTCAACCTCGAGCTCACCCAGGAAGTGGATGAGAAGCGGTATGCCGACGGCACGCAGAGCTTCGCGGTGGAGCAGTACGGCCGGGGAGCGACGCGGATCAACCTGGCGGTGACCTACGCCAAGACGGCCGACACGGTGGGCGTTGGATCGGAGTCCGATGCCTGGAGTGCGGATGACCCGGTGGCGCGTTACTTCCGATTCGCCTTCGAGTCCACCTCGATTGCCGAGACGCCGGCCACCCCGTACAGCTGGGAGTTCAGCATGCCAGCGCGGTACTTCCAGCGGGAGCATGGCGAGATCGGCAACAACTCGGTGGTCATCCTGACCGCTGAGGCGTTCCTCGACGAGGTGCTGGGCTTCCCGTTCAGCACGACCGTAGTGAACACGCTGGCCACCGCCGACCTGTAGGAGGCCAGAACAATGGAAGACGGACTGGTGCGGGTCCCAATCGGGACCTGCACATGCCCCGGCACGCCGCACGCAGACGGCGACGAAGTGTATTTGCGGCCCAAGCTCGGCATGGCTCGCGCCTTGGCCGTGATCCGCGGCGCTGCGGTAGACGACGTGGCCGTCGCTGAAATGCAGTTGGCCATCGGCTACACCCGCTTTGGGATTGCCGACTGGAATCTGTCCAACGGCGACGGTCGGACGATGCCCATTGACGGCGACCACCTGGCGAAGTTCGCCGAGGATGACCCGCGGTCCATCCTAGTGGCGCTGAAGGGCGACGAACTCTACGCGAAAGAGGTGGTCGTCCCTTTAGTGACGATGGCCGCAGTCTCATCGCAGACTTCGCCGGCCACCGGCGAGACATCAGCAACGACTGGGACAGCATCGTCAACCAAGCGCCGGAAGCGCTCGAAGCGATCCTCGACTACCACTACCCAGACGGACGGCACCGTGACGATCACGGCGTCGCTCGATGGCGACTCCAGTTCCTAGCGCAGATGGGGGTTGGTCGCTTGATCGAGGAATCTGAGGCGCGGATGAACGCGGCTGACGATGCGCGCCGCCGCGCCCTGCGGAGTATGTAAGTGGCACTTGCCGATACCGCCAAGCTTGTCGCGCAGCTGACGCTGCAGGATCAGTTCAGCAAGCCGCTCAAGGCGGCCGAGGGCCAACTCGGCAGCTTTGAAGGCCGGATGAACAGCCTTCAGCGCAGCGGTGTCCAGATTGGCCACGGCATCCGGCAGGTAGGCAGCGGCCTGACCACGCTCGGTGTGCGCGCCGGCGTGGTGGCGGCAGGTGGGCTGACGGCGGTGGTCAAGACGGCCATCGACTTTGAATCCGCCTTCGCGGGCGTGGCCAAGACGGTGGAGGCCACTCCCGCTGAGTTGGAGAAACTGGAGCAGGGATTCCTAAACCTGTCCAAGACCATCCCGCTCTCGGTCGAGGAGCTGGAGGGCATCGGTGAGCAGGCTGGTGCGCTGGGCATCGCCAAGGATGACATCCTCGCCTTCACCGAGGTCGTGGCCAAGATCGGTGCGACCACCGACGTCAGCAGCGATCAAGCGGCTACGGCGCTGGGCCAGTTGCAGAACGTCCTCGGCCTGACCGCAGACGAGTTCGACAACTTCGGCGCCGCACTGGTGGATCTCGGCAACAAGGGTGCCAGCACCGAGTCCCAAATCCTCGAGATCGCATCCCGCGCCGGTGCCGGTGCTGCGCTGATCGGCGTGGCCAAGGACGCGACGCTTGGCTGGTCATCGGCGGTGGCCAACCTTGGCGTGCAGACCGAGGCTGGCGGTTCGGCGCTCCAGACGTTCTTCCTCCAGGCGCAGAAGAACGTCAGCCTCACAGATCGCCTAAAGATCATGGCCGACACTGCCGGTGTCACTGGTTCGGCCTTCAAAAAGGCGTTCAAGGAAGATGCCGGCGGGGCGCTGCAAGACTTCCTCATCGGGCTTGGTAAGTTGCCCAAGGCCGCTCAGCTCCAGGTGCTGGACGATCTGAACCTGAAGGGCATCCGGCTCCAGCGCGTGCTGTTGGGCTTGGCCGGCAATACCGACAACCTCACCACGAGCCTAGATAACGCGTCAGAGGCGTGGGACAAGAACGCCGCGCTCAACGAGGAGTTCGCCAAGCGGGCCGCCACCACCGAGAGCGCGTTGAGGGTGGTCGTCAACAACGTCCGCATCGCGGCGAACACCATCGGCGCCGAGTTGCTGCCGGTTATCCGCGACCTGTCCGCAGAGTTCGTGGACTTCCTGAACAAGCCGGGAACGCAGCGCCAGATCAAAGAGTTCGCCACTGGTCTGGCCGACGGTGTCCGCGGCTTCGTCCAGGAGTTCAAGTCCGGCGGGTTCGATGATGCCATCGACACGCTGAAGCAAGCCGCCGGCGTGATGAAGACGGCGTTTGACGCCTTCAACGCTCTGCCGGGTCCACTCAAGTCGGCGCTGATCGCTGGCGCCGTCGTCAACCGTGCTACCGGCGGGGCGCTCGGACTCATCACCAGCGGTCTGTTGAACATCGGCAAGGGCCTCGGCGGCCTGCTGACCCGCGGCAACTCGCCTGCCGCTCCGCTGTTCGTCAAGGACGTGGGAATCCCAGGTGGTGGAACGGGCGTTGGTCCGGGAGTTGGCGGTGGACTGGGTAGGTTCGGGGCGGCCCTCGGCCTGCTGGGGTTCGTCGGCTTCGCTGTGACCGCAGCCAACGCGCTGAAGGATCTCGAGGAGTCCATTGACGGAGTCGGTTTCGCCGCCAGCAAGACGGGTCATGGCTTGCTGGATAACCTGTTCGGGCCACCGCAGAACCCATCGACTCCGCAGGGCCAGTTCAACCCGGCCAACCAGGGCGGCACCGTCCCGGTCAATGTCAAGAAGCTCCCGCCGGCCGCGTTCAAGGCCACCGAGCTGGCGATCAAGCAAACCGAAAAGGGGATCAACACAGCCATTAGGAAGGGTGATGTGCTGGCGGCCGCCCGCGCCCAGCGGCAGCTGATGACCCTCCACCGTCTGAATGGGACTCTCGACACTCGGACCAACCGTATCGCCATCCGCATCGGCGAGGTCAACCAGGGGCTGTCGAAGGCCAATCGCAACCTTGACGAAGGGAATCGGGAGCAGCGCGAGACGGCCCGCAGGATTGATGCAGCCCGCGAACGCATCGGCACCGGCTTCCAGCGGATGAACGACCAGCAGGGCACCACCAATTCCCAGCTGAACACCATCGCCGGCAAGGACTTCAGCCCCAACGTCAACGTGAACGTTCCGGTGACGACGCAAGTCTCCATCAACGATGTCATCCGCAGCGTCACCCACGCCGACTTCCGCTCGGGCTTCACGCCTGGACTCCTGAACGGTTAGCCCATGACAACCAAGATTCTTGTCCGACAGGGTGGTGGGTCGGCGACCGAAGTTGACTTCGCCAACGCCTTCACTGCGCGCAAGGGCGCGCCGTTCTTCGATCAGAACACGCCGCTGGTCAGGATGGGCCAGCAGTGGAGCGATGGCGCTGCCGCCGGCGGTGAGTTCCGTGTCGTGGATCCCAACGGCGTCGAGTCGACCAGCGGCTTCAAGATCCTTCCGTGGGCGGAGGTACGGCTGACCGAGGACGCGAGTGGCGACGAGCTGACGCTGGCCTGGATGCGCTTCACCAGCCGTGACGTAGAACGACGCGGGGTCTATATCGGTGGCGATGATGTCGAGCACCTACCCCAGCTGTCGGACTGCAACATCGACCTGCGCGGTATCCCATTCCGCAGCGCGTGGGAGCGGCCGGCGGAAACGGACATCGAGCGGCTGGAGGCGCTATTCGAGCGCAAGCTGTCCGGCTCGGCCAGCACCGCGCCCAACCTGTTCCGCATTACCACCGACATTACCTTCGATTCTTTCGCCAACGGCCACCTCGCCGAGCACAACACGCCGGTCGATATGGAGGCGTGGACCTACCCAGAGGGTACCGAGGTCAACGATGTCATCGCCCACATCGCCGAGGAGGCCGGCAAGCAGTGGGGCGTGGTCCTGCACGACACCGCCGGCAGCACCCATAAGTGTCTCCTCTACGTGGATACTGAGGATCTCGACCGCTGGCAGACAGCAGTACGGATCAGCGATGACCTCGCTGACTATGACCCCGATGACGAAACGGCGCCCACCTTTGAGCCTCATTGGATGCAGGGTGCTGGCCGCGAGTCTGACTTCATGGAGACGTACAGCGGCGTCATCAACATCTACGGCGGGACCAACGACGACCCGAGGACGGTGTACGTCGAGACTGGCGCGGCGCCGGAGGACGCCGAGACGTGGGTCGCAGTTCGTAATGACGACGAGACGCGAACCGAGGGCGGCGCTACCCGCCACGCCACCACATACCTGAACAAGCACAAGAACCCGTACCAGTCCAACAAGGTCAGCATCCTGGTCAAGGCCGCGCAGGCGCATCTCGTCCGCGCTGGGCAGGCCATCGAGATCAAGAGCGTCGTCGTCAATACCGGCGCCGACAAGGAAACCTTCAAGTGGCGCCGGGTGGCGCAGGTCATCGTCGAGCCGGCCGCGGACGAGCTGTACTGGCTGCACCTCAATCTGGAGCGCCCGCGTAAGGGTCGCGGCGGCGGCGGAAGCGGTGGCGGCCACGCGCAGCCCGCCGCCACCAGCCCCAAGCCGGCGCCGGAGTGCATCCCCGTCCCGGATGACGTGGTCACGGTCCTGTCCGACTCGACCAGCAGCCCGCTGAACTGGCCGGGCAGCGATGTCACGACGGGCAGCTGCTGGGGCGGCGATCACCACATGTCGATGGGCGCCAGCGGCGGCTCGTCCTCGCAGGTCGTCGTGTCGGCAGGCGACATCATCCGCGGTGCGGTTGAGTTCCGCGAGGAAACGGGCAATGACTCGTGGGAGAACGTCGACAACTACAACTACCAGGCTTACCTGGAGTTCGAGCGGGCGGCGCCTGGGCTGCCGATCATCAGCCATCAGATCGTCGACCAGCGGTACCACAACGTCGGCTGCATCAACGTCACCCACTCAACGACGGAAACCGTCCCGACCGGCTACGATCGTGCCCGCGTCAAGATCGGCAACCGGCTGGGCGGTGTCCGCTACATCGGCACCATCAGCGAAGTCGACCCCGCCGATGTCCCCGACAATGACGAGTTCTGCATCCCGCCCGGCTCCGGTGGCGAGTCACCGTTCTTCGCACGCAGCGATGACCCGCGCTTCGACAACGACGACCAGCATCTGACGACGGCCCTCAAGGGCCGCGTGGTGAACAACTCCGGCGCGACCCTCAACGCTGGCGACGTGGTCATCGCCGATCCGTCGTATACCGATGGGGCCGCTGTGACCACCACCACCGATGCCGCGCAGACCGCGCAGCGTGTCGGCGTGATGACCGAGGGTGTGGCCGCTGACGCGGTGGGCGTGGTCCTGTGGGAAGGGCTGGTCCGCTTCCCGGTCAACGGGGCGTCCGGGGCTGCGGACTTGGATTACCTCTATACCTCCGCCGTCGCAGGCGAGGCTGACACGGACGCCACCCGTTCGGCGGGGGCAGTTGGGCAGATCATCTTCGATGACGCCAGCTCACCCTACATCCAGTGGTGGGGCGTGCCGGATACCTCCACCGCCGGTGAGGAGGCGGTGGTCGACCACGGCGACCTGACCGGACTCGGCGACGACGACCATCCGCAGTACCTCCGCACCGACGGCGGCGAGAAGCACACCATCAACGTGGTCGCCGCTGCGGGCGCCACCGAAACCCTGAGCTTGGCGTCCGGCAACGTCCACGACGTCACGCTCACCGCCGACTGCACCGTCACCCTCGCCGGCGCGACCAACGGCGTCGGCTGCTACATGTACGTCCTGCTGCGGCAGGGCAGCGGCGCCCCGTGGGAGGTCACCTGGCCGGGCAGCGTGGAGTGGATCGGCGGAGCTGCGCCGGTCCTCGAGATGGACGAGGACGCCTGGAACTGGGTGACGCTGTTCACGATGGACGGCGGGACCGTCTGGTTCGGCGACGGCGGTGGTGGCGGGATGGCCAGCCTGTCCGACGACACGCCGCTGGCCATCTCCGGTGCTGGCGACCCGGGCATCTCGACGGACGCCAGCCGTTCGGATCATGTTCACCCGTCCACCGGGGCGGTGGGGGCGCTGCTCATCGCCGACGACGCCACCAGCCCGATCGACTTCGCTGACATCTTGCAACCCGATGAAGGCATCGGGCTGCTGTACACCGACGTATAGGAGACAACCCGATGACCTTCAAGGACGCCCTGCTCCACGGTATGACCATCCGCGAGTCGGCCAACGACGGCTCCGACTTCACCAACCCCGCCGCCGACTATCGGCGCCTGTTCCTGGGCGAGGACGCTCAGCTGCACGTCAAGGATTCGGCGGGCGCGGTTACCGACATCGGCGGCAACGTGGCCGACATCCTCGACCTGCCGACTGCCGAGACCGACGACACGCTGGTCCTCGCGCCAGACGGCGCGGGCGGCGTGGAGTTCCGCGCCGAGGCGGGCGGAGGCAATGCCGGGACTCCATATGAGGTCAACTACGTGGAGTTCACCGGCAACGTCAGCCCGACACAGACGGCGGAAGCTTCAGCCGATACCGTCGTCACGGCCGGCGCGGTCAGCTTCGACGGCTCGACCATCGCCATCGTCGAGTTCTTCTCGCCGCTCGCTCGCGCTCAGATCACGAGCGACGCCAAGCTCAACTTCTGGCTATACGACGGCAGCAGTTCCATCGGCAAGCTAGGCGTGATAAACCAGTCAGGCAGCACTCACGCCAGCGCCGGCCCTGTATATATCGTGCGCCGTCTCACTCCGAGCAACGCCTCGCATACCTATTCCATCCGCGCCACGGTCAGCACCGGCACCGCACTGATCACCGCTGGTGCTGGCGGCAGCGGCAACACCATGCCAGGCTTCATCCGCATCTCCAAGCTGACCGCCTGATGCTATCGGGCGGCAGCGGTGGCGGGACCGTCGCCCCGTGGAACCCAAGCATTACTGTTGACACGACCACGACCCTCGGCTCCGGTGGCGGCGCTGACTGGTGGGGGCGGTCCGCGGTCAAGCGCCGGCCGGACGGCGTGCTGGTCCTCGTCTACTACCGCTCCACCGGCCACGTTACCAACGATGGCTTTTGCCACACCATTATGTCCGATGACGACGGCGCGACGTGGACGGCGGAGGACACCGACCTCGACGCCAACGTCATCCCCGACATCATCCCGTCCGCCGCCGGCGCCGGCGAGGATGCTGGCGAGCCGTGGCTGTACGTTGCGCCCAACGGCGACCTGGTGCTGCATACCTGGCGGGTGAACTACGGTAGCAGCAACAACGGCTCCTACCAGTTCCGCTACGACCCCGCAGCGCATGAGTGGGTCGAGGAGGGCAAGCTGGCGTGGACCGGCGGCAGCCTGTCGAGCACTAACACCTTCCAGACCGATGACGACTTCGTGTACAACGGCGTGACCTACGCCGGCGTGCGGACCTACAACGGCGCGTCCTACACCGACTGCTACATGAGCCTCGTCAAGAACGCGACGCCCGACCTAGACGTGGCGGCGTGGGAGTACGTCAGCGACATCACCGGCCCTTCCGAGACGGCCTGCATCGAGGTCGGCATCGAGTACGTCGGCAACTCGACCATCATCGCCATGCTCCGCAGCCTCGCCCATAACGCGGGCTACCGGCGCGTCAGCACCGACATGGGAGCCACCTGGGGCAGCCTTGACAACGTGACCAGCAGCACCGACATCCTCGGGCGGAACCGGGTCTACACCCGCATGCACCTGCGCGGCGAGGCGGGCTGGTGGAAGGATCCAAACCTCGTCATGGTCGGCTACGTCCAGACCGACCCTGGCAACTCGCAGGGCCGCCGCAACGCCGTCTGGTTCAGCCCTGACCGCGGGACGACGTGGAGCGCGCCGCAGTACATCGACACCACTAACGACGACGGCGGTTACGGCGACATCTTCGCCACCGGCGACGCCACCCTGACGGTGGTCAACTACCGGGGGACGTTGACGGCTGCATCGCTGAAGCAGTACGACCTGACGGTTGACCTGACTGCCTGAGCAGCCACACCCAGCCCGTCAGGATGGCGAAGGACGTGTACCACAGGATGGGCTGCGCCAGCATGACCGCCAGCGGCACCGTCCAGCGCCAGCCGCGCCAGCGGCCGACGAGCACCAGCGCCACGGCAATCGCTAAGCGGGGGAGGAGCCAGTCCGCCAGCGGATGTGCGTCGCTCGAGGCGCGGACTACGGCGATCCAGTCAACCCACAGCTGCGGCCAGAAGGCGACGCTGATGAACACAATGAGCATGCCCCACGCTATCGGTCGCCATCCGTTCCACAGCAGCGCCGCGCCGTTCGCCAACGCGAGGAGCTGTTGCACGTCCGGCATCGTCGCACTTTGGCAGACATCTGCCGCATCAAAAATAGGGCTTGACACATTTCTGCCATCTGTGGCAGATTACTGCCATGCAGATGACGAAGGCCATCACCGCCGAGCAGATCCTGGCGGCCATCGAGCGCGAGGGAACGGTCGCCAAGGCCGCTGACGCGCTCAAGGTCAGCGAACGGACGCTGTACCGGCGGATGGATGCGTTCGGCATCAGGGTCCAGCGCGTCGCCGTCAAGGAGGCTGCGTAGGTGGACCGGCGCTTCAGCGTGATCCGAGCCATCCCTGAATCGAAGGCGCTGGATGCCGCGAACGACATCGTGGCGTTGGCCCAAGAGGGGAGGGTGTACCTGGTGCGCGCCCATGCGGCGCACGTACAGGACGACTGGGGCGCGTACCTCGATGCGGTGGATCGCATCAACACGACCTTCGCAGCCATCGGCAACACCGCTCGACGGTGGGCCAGCGACATCAGCGCCGCCCCGCTGGCGGCATAGCACCGGACCCGCCGCATCTGTTGGAGACAGGCACGCGACGGGTCCAGCAAAGGAGATTGTAGATGAACCCGACACCGATCCGAAACCCCGAAGACGGAGCCGGCGGCGATTACGCCGATCCGCGCTTGGTGACGTTCTACCGTCACGCCAAGGACACGACTAGTTGCGACCGCGCGGACGCCTGCGAGGCCGAGTGGTGCTTCGCGCAGACAACTCTCCATTGCGCCAACTGCTCCCTTCCGATCTACGAGGTGGAGTCATGAACGGAAGCCCTACACCCATCCTCGACCGCATCGAGAAGAAGCACCGCCAGCCGGTCAGCGGCGGCGTTGTCATCCCGTTCCGGCGGGAGCGCAAGCCCGTCTGGATCCAGCGGATGCAGACCAAGGGCCTGCCGCCGAAGGACATGTCCGAGTGGACGCCGGAGGACGCAGCGTGAACGGTCGCTACTGTCGCCGTTGCCGCGCCTACCACCCGATGTATCAGCAGGCCGCGCCATACAAGGCCAGCTGGAGGGATCACGCCAAGGACGGCGGCGAGATCGTGCTGGGTGTGGTGGTGTTCCTGGCTCTGTTCTTCGGCATCCCATTCCTGCTGTGGCTCGGGTGGTCGACGTGACTGGAGCAAACATGACTGCCACCCCGCGCCTCAAGAACTGGCGCAGTTTCATCCGGGGCCTGAAGCTGGAGTCCGGTTGGCACTCGTCCCCGGAGAAGGGGATGTGCCTGCTGGAGGCCGTGTCCTACGTTCAGGGCCAGCCGTTCAGCGATGCTCCGCAATGCGTGTCGCCGGTGATCGCCGCTTTCGGGCGGTCCTGGAACGATTCGCTGCCCGATACCGAGCGACAGCGGCTCAAGCGCTTTATCCCGACCATGATCGAGACGCGCACCACGCCGGCCGACGAGGAGCGGCGTGTGTGGCTGGCGACCGACTGGCTGGTGCGGACCTTCACCCCGACCTGGCTGGACAAGGCTGGGCTGACCGAGCACGCCATCAGGCTGCGAGGACTCAATGAGCTGACTAGCACGGACCTCGCGCGACGGGCGCAGCCGATCATCGACGATGCCCGCAAAGCGTCATACGCCGCTTGGGCCGCCGTTTGGGACGCCGCTTGGGCCGCCGCTCGGGCCGCCGCTTGGGACGCCGCTTGGGCCGCCGCTCGGGCCGCCGCTTGGGCCGCCGCTCGGGCCGCCGCTTCCAAGAAGAAGGGCTATAGCGCGCAGTACGACGCGGCGTACAAGGCCGCCCGCCCGCTGATTGATGCGGCGCTCGCCGAGACGGTCAAGGAGCTGACGGCCTCCGCCGAGGACCTGCTGGAGCGCATGTGCGCGGTGGGACGCGAGGCGTTGCCGTGACGATCAAGGTTCCGCAGCCCATCGGCGTCGAGGCGTCGTGGCATCTCTACTTTGGATTCTGCCAATACGCCTGTTCCACCTGTTCCTGCGAGTGGTTGGCCGTTGAACGCGGCGAGCCAAACGTCCGATGCGAATGGTGTGACAACGAGCGGTGCAGCTGCCATGACGAGCGGTTTGCCGCGGCAGTCTATGAAGGCTCGGTGGCTGCGTGAATGCCGCCAAGTTCTGGCAGACGGTGGCCGTCCAGGAGTCCGGCTGCTGGGAATGGCAGGCCAGCAAGAAGGATGGCTACGGGCGTCTGCGGTGGGATGGCAACACACCGCGGTACGCGCATCGGGTCGCGTGGCAACTCACCCGTGGCGACATTCCGCCCGGCATCGAGGTCTGCCACCGATGCGACAACCCACCCTGCGTGAACCCTGACCACCTATTCCTCGGGACGCACGCTGACAACTTCGCTGATGCCGTCGCCAAGGGACGGATGCACCCGGGCAGCAAGAACTACAACGCTTTGCTGTCCGAATCCGATGTGCGCCTGATAAGGCAGATGGCCGCTGAGGGAACCCAAGGGGTGGCGCTTGCGCGGAGGTTCGGCGTGCACCCCAACACGATCTATGCCGTCCTTCGGGGACGTACTTGGAGGAGCGCGGCATGACCAACGTCATCACGCCGTCGACCCGCGTACCCACCGTCGGCCTGTTCCGCGACGACCGCCACCGCTATTACTGGAATGGCGCAGGCCCGTTCCCCGGCGTCACGTCGGTCATCAAGGCTCTGGACAAGCCGGCGCTGATCGAGTGGGCGAAGCGGGAAACCGCCCGCTGCGCCATCGACAACTATGACTTCATCCAAGACCTGCGCCAGCGCGGCGGCGACGAAGCCGCCCGCAAGTGGGTGGCGTCCATTCCCGACTTCGCGCGCGACACCGCTGCGCAGCTCGGCAGCGCCGTCCACGCCATCGCCGAGAAGATCAGCCGCGGCCAGGAGTTCAGCGTCGAGCTGGACCACCTGCCCTACGTCGAAGCCTACCGGCGGTTCCTCGAGGACTACCAGCCGGAGTTCAAGAGCCTCGAGCGCATGGTGTTCAGCGAGGAGCACGGGTACGGCGGCACCTTCGACAGCATCGCCGCCATCAACGGCCAGACCTTCCTCATCGACACCAAGACATCGAAGTCGGTGTACGAGGAGACGGCGATGCAGCTGGCCGCGCTGAGTCGCGCCGACTTCTGCGGCCTGCCCGGCGACCCGAAGAAGTACCGGATCCCGAAGGTGCAGCGCCACGCCGTCCTGCATATCCGCCCCGACAAGTACGCGCGCGGCTACCGGCTCATCGAGTTCCGCGTGACCGACGCCGATTACGACGCCTTCCTGGCCTGCCTGCGTCTGACGAACTGGCGGCGGGACAGCAAGCCCATCGGGGAATCCGTACCACGACCGGAAGTAGAGGTAGCAGCGTGAGCAAGTCTGATATCGAAAAAGCTATCGCCGACGAGTTCTACAAGCTGGCCGATCTGTTCAATCAGCTCGGCGCAGCGGACGCTTCCGGTCCTGCGAGGCCGGATGGTGCCGGGGCGGGTGCTTCTCCCTCGCCCGCTCTGGCCAGTTCCTACGAGGCGTCGCCGTTCGACGAGCCGGCGTCATACCCCACGCGCGCATCGGTCGACGTCCTCAGCGAGTGCCCCGTCCACTTCCGCCCCTGGGAGGTCAAGGAGGGGGGCATCAGCAAGGCCGGCAAGCCCTACAACGCCTTCTGGAAGTGCAACGGCAAGAACGACGACGGCTCGTACTGCTCCAAGAAGCCGACCAAGGAATGGGCGCAGGCCCATCCGGCGGAGCGGGCGGTGGCGGCGTGACGCCAGTTCATTGGCGGTACGAGCCGTTCACCGACGCCGAGCCGGAGTGGGTAATGCGTCACGTTAGGCACTGGAACAAGACCGGCAAGTGCCTGCACCACTTCTCCATCGACAACCCGCCCCTGTTTTGTGAGCAGTGCGGTAAGCGGTGGTCGCAGGTAATGGACGGGCGCGAAGGACGCAAGCGAAGGCGTAAGGCGTGACCCGCTACTGCGTCCTCCTCGTCGCCGGCCAGTGGCGCCTCGCCGTCCTCACCGGCACCGCCAAGGACGTCCAGCCTGGCAGCTTCGCCAAGGTGCGCGACGCCATCGCGGAGTCGGTGGCGCTGAACGCCGCGCAGGACGCCGTGTGGGCCGCTCAGACGGCCGCTGTGGCAGCGGAGGCGGCGTGAAGGTCCTGGTAGCCTGCGAGTTCAGCGGCATCGTGCGCGATGCGTTCATCGCTCGCGGCCATGACGCGATCAGTGTCGACCTGCTGCCAACCGAGCGGCCCGGCCCCCACCATCAGGGCGACGTGCTGGACGTGCTCAACGCCGGCTGGGATCTGATGATCGCCCACCCGCCTTGCACCCACCTCGCCGTGTCCGGCGCTCGCTGGTTCAAGGACAAGCAGATGGAACAGTGGTACGCCCTGCAGTTCGTCCGCGAGTTGCTGGACGCACCCATTCCGCGGATCGCGCTGGAGAACCCGGTCAGCGTCATCAGCTCCCGCATCCGCAAGCCGGACCAGATTGTCCAGCCCTGGATGTTCGGCCACCCCGAGACGAAGGCCACTTGCTGGTGGCTGAAGAACCTGCCGCCGCTGGCGCCGACCAACGTCGTCGCCGGCCGCGAGGGGCGCGTCTGGAAGGAACCGCCCTCGCCTGACCGCTGGAAGAACCGCAGCCGGACCTACCAGGGACTGGCCGACGCCATCGCCGAACAGTGGGGCGTCCTCGGCGAGCTGGAGGTGGCCGCGTGAACCTGCCCCGCGGCCGCGACAACGCGAGAACCTACGCCGACCTCGCCGACGACTACGGCACCACGCCGCGCGCCGTCCAGGCGGAAGTGCAGGAGCGCCGGCTGGCCGGTGAACCCATCGCCTCCAGCGAGGACGGCGTGTGGTTGACCGATGACCCGGCCGAGCTGCTGGCGACCTTCGACGCCCTGCGGCGCCGCGTGACCAGCCAGATGCGAACGGCGTGGGCCGTCCGCAGTACCGCCCGCCGCCTGCGGGCCGACGACTACGAGCAAACGGAGATGTTCACCGCAGCCTGAAGTGGGGAGTTCCGAGCACATGGACCGACCAGACTGGATGACACCCGACCCGTGGGAACACGATGCCGACCGTGTGGCCCGCGAAGGCCACAACGCCTACATGCGCGACTACATGCGCCGCCGCCGCGCTAAGCGGTGGGAGAACGCCATCGGCTCGCTGCACGCGCTGGACTGCGACGGCCAGCATCGCCGCGGGCGGAAGGGTTGCGTACCTGTGCCCGTCTATACGCGGGAGGCGGCATGAGCACCAAGAGCGGCCGGACCAACCAGTGCTCCGAGTGCAAGCGCCGCGCGCCGCGCTGCGCGTCCTGCGACGCCCGCACCGAGTTCGGCGAGCCGCGGCCGGGGGATGCCTGGACGACGCAGCTGTGGCTGACGCGCGACGAGTTCGACCTGCTGCTGGTCGCGGCGGCGGAGTACGAGGAGATCGCCGAGGAGGCGCAGCTCATCAGCAGCGCCGTCACCTTCCTCGACTGGATTCAGAAGGACTGCGTGGAGCCTGACGAGCGAGCCGAGCTGCGTGCGGCGCGGGCCAAGGCCAATAGGTTGGAGCGCGACCGGGAGTATCAGCGTAGAAAGCGAGAGGCAGCATGACTGACAAGCCTGGCACCCCTGACGGCGCGCCAGTCACCGACGCGCTGGCGCTGCTGCCGCGCTATCTACGTGATATGGAACCGCTTGAGCGAGCATGGACCGAAGCCGAGCACGAGCGGTGCGAGGACGGCGACCCGCATCCCGTCACGGCGCATGAGCCGTTCGACATCGAGGAAGGCGACGAGCCGTGGTCTATGTTCATGGATCGCTTGCAGCGTCACGGATTGACGCTTGCCCTCGCAGCCGACCCGCAGCCCGCGCCGCGTCAAGAGGAAGTGGACGTAGTAGCGGAACAAGTGGCGATGCTGCAAGAGGGTGTCCCAAACATTCATCGCCGCTTTTCTGACGAGGAATACGCTGCCTTCAAGCGCAGCGAGTACGAGCGCATCAAGCCCGCGTTTCTTACCGACCCGCAGCCCGCGCTGCTGGACGACCGTGAACGATTAGCGGCTGCTCTGAACGCAACCTATGGCCGCAACTTCGGCGGTGCACGGTTCGCCGACTGGTTGAGTGACGCCGACTACATCATCGCCCGCCTCGCGACAGAGGGGCAGAAGTGAACGCCCGCCTCATCCTCTCCGCCCACGCGCTGGACGCGCTGACGCTGCTCATCGTGGCCTCGCAGTTCGGCATCGGCGGCGAGCTGAACCCGCTGGCGCGGTCGCTGTGGGGCGCCGCCGGACCGGCCGGCGTGCTGGCGCTGAAGGCCGCGGGCGCCTTCCTGCTCATCCTCGTCGCCGGACGCTCCAACCTGCGGCTGTCGCTGGCGGTGCTGGCGGGCCTGGCGGGAGCGACGGTCAACGCGCTGGCGTGGACGGTCCTGCGATGAGACTGCTAGTCAGCAACCTCCTGCACGACCTCGCCCACCGGCTGACGCCGCGGCAGTGGCCCTGCGAGTGCGAGGTTCGCGCGTACACCCGTTCCTGGCGCCACGCCCACGACGCGCAGGAGCGGCGGGCGCGGCTGCTGCGCTCCGGCGTATCGGTGGAGTCGGCGAATCGCTTCGAGGAGTGGATCCGGAGGAACGCAGCGTGAGCAAGCACGGGCAGCAAAGGCTGTTCAACATCGAGCGAACACCCATCCGATACCACGACGCCATCACCGCCACCGTAAACCTCAAGGGCGTTATCGACGTGGACACCGTCAAGGGCTGCACGATGGGCATGCGGGCGCGCAAGGAGCACGGCTGCTATGACGACTGCTACGCCCAGCGCGTTGCCTCACGCTACGGCTACGACTTCGCTCAGAGCGTTACCCGCGGTTTCACCGACTGGCGTGAGCACCGGGACACCATCGTCAAACAACTGCGCGCCTTCCCGGCTACTTGGTATCGCATCGGGGTGATGGGCGATCCGTGCCACGACTGGAACCAGACGGTCAAGGTTATCCGCGCCCTACGCCGCGCCGAGATGACCGCCGTCATCATTACCAAGCATTGGATACCGCTGACCGATGACCACATCAGCCAACTATTGGACTTGGATGTGGTGGTCAACACCTCGACCAGCGGCTTTGACACCGACGCGGAACTGCGCCATCGGGTGCGTCAATACGAACGCTTGCGTGACTTTGGGATCCGCAGCGTCAACCGCGTAGTGACCGCGGACTACGGTGATACGGAATGGGGGAGGGCGGCCAAGGCCAAGCAGGATTACCTGCTGACCCTACCGCCAGTTATCGATAATCCGCTACGTGTTTCCCCGAACAATCCCCACCTACTCAACGGGGATATTCGGGCCACCAATCGGCCGGACAGTGTGGGCGGAACGTTTGTTTCACTACACAAGCCGGACGTGTATCTAGGTTCGTGTGCCGCATGCCCCGATCAGTGCGGAGCACTACAGCCACCCAAGAAGGAGCTACAGATGATCGACCAGGTGTACCTGCCCGGCTTCGAGGAAGCCGACGACCCATCGCCTTCACTAATCGACGGTGACGGCGACTATGAGTTCCGCTACGTCGAGTCGGTCATCGGCTCGGGGTTCGAGGCCGACGTTGCCAAGCTGGCGCTCGAGGACGGCATCGCCCACCGGGCGGCCCGCAAGAACATGCAGATCCACTCGGCGATCATTTTGCTGGTTGGTGGCAAGTTCGCCGGGTTCTTTACCTTCCAAGTCAACGAAAAGGTCGGGGAGTTCTGCTTGCTGCAGTCGGTCATCGAGCCGGAGCACTACACGCCTGAGCTGTACCGGGCGATGGCCGAGCAGGTGCTGGCAGCCAACACCGCGGGCTATCCGGCGCTAATGACCACCAACCCAAAGAGCAAGTTCGAGACACCGGCGGTGTTCAACAGCCTGGGGTTCGAGACGTACCTACAGATGTCGGGCTTCCACTACATGCTGGCTGGCGACCCGGCGGTGCATCGGCGCAAGACGCTGGCGCACATCTCGATGACCAACGTGTGGAACAGCACCAAGGGAGACTGGCTACGCCTCAAGGGCGAATGGAAGGACCGCATCGAGGAAGCCGGCGTCCGCGAGGGAATCCCCAACCCATCCTTCGCCAGCCGTGAGGGATGCTGGCAGGGTGAGCAGGGATTCGCCAACGTGGTGACAGGGCGGTCGCACAACGGCAACGCCTCGGTCCTCGACCCGGTGGCCTGCGAGGTCATCCTGCGGTTCTTCACTCCCGACGGCGGCAAGGTTTACAACCCATTCGGTGGCGGTGTCCAGTTCGGCTACGTGACCGGCGCCAGCGGCTACGGCTATCTGGCCAGCGAGATCCGACAGAACCAGGTGGACGCCAACAACGCGCTGTGCTCCGAGTTCGAGAACGTCAAGTGGGTAAAGGCTGACAGCTCCACCTACGACCCTGGCGAGGAGTTCGACCTAATCTTCACCTGTCCGCCGTACTACCGCGTCGAGCGGTACGTCGACTACGACGGCGAGATTCCCGATGGCGAGATCAACGCGCTGTCCACATACGAGAAGTTCCGCGACACCCTGTTCGCTGGCTACGAGGTGGCCTTGTCACGGCTGGCCAACAACCGCTTCTTCGTGGTGATGACCGGCGACAGCCGCGACACCAAGGGTGCCTATCACTGTCACGAGGCCGAGACCGAGATATGGATGAAGGACCACGGCCTGAGCGTCTACAACAAGATCGTCTACCTCGAGGCTGAGTTCACCAGGCTGGCGCAGGCCAAGAAAACGCTGGACATGCGGAAGTTCCCCAAGCGGGAGCAGAAGATCATCGTCGCTTACAAGGGCGACATGAAGAAGATCACCGCCGACTTCCCGCCGATTGGTCGGCTGTAGTCCGATGACAAAGCGCACGCCTCAGTGGGACGACTGGCGCTGCTACCGCTGTGCCCGGTGGCTGCCTGGTGACGAGGTGCGCCATCCCCATGTCACACCGGCCGGCATCACCGTGGCCATCTGCGACAGGTGTCACAAGGAACAGGCGGACAAGAAGTGACCGACAGCCACGTCTACTCGCGGGTGTACCACCGGCTGATGAACGAGTACCCGACGCTGTGGCGCAGCGACGCGCAGCTGGCGCTGTTCGTCCGCCTGCTGGTCCTGGCCGACAAGTTCTGGCCGGACCGGCCGCCGCTGCCCCGCGTGAACGGCGCCGCCCTGCGGGCGCTGCAGGAGAACGGGCTGCTGATCGTCGACGAGGCGGACTGCTACCGGATCCGCGGATTGGATGCCGAACGCAATAGGCGCAGCACTGCGGCGCGCACTGCGGCGCGCAGCCGATACGCACTGCGGGACGCAGTGCCGGACGCATTGCCTAAAAGAGAAGAGAAGAGAAGAGAAGAGAAAGGTGCTAACGCACTGCATGACGGACGCCATCCGAACTGCGCCGTTTGCGAGGCTGGGAGGGCAGCATGACCCCTGAGCTATTCCATCCCGGCCACACGCCTCGTAAGTGCCGCCACCTCGCCGACAAGTCCCTTCGGACCCCGGTGTTCGATTCCACGACGGGTGACGTGCAGGGCTACCTCTGTCCTCGCTGTTCGTCCTTCGTGTCCACTGAATCAACCCGCCGAGGCCGCAACAACCGCTCGAGGGGCAACGCCATCGAGCGCTGGGTCTGCAACCTGCTCGGCATCAAGCGCGTCGGCATGTATGGGGCAGCTGAGGATGGCGGCGCGGCCGACGACCCGTGGGTTGTGCAGGTCAAGAGCGGCGGCTACTTCACCGAGCGGTACTGGACCGAGCTGAAGCGGTTGACCGTCCAGGGTCAGCAGACCGCCCTGCTGGTCGTCACCGATACCCCAGGCGCCGGCCACCGCCGGCGGGCCTATGTGGTCATGGACATTGAGGACTTCATCGCCCTCCACGTCGGCCAGAAGGAGGCCGCCTGATGCGACGCCAGCCGATGACCCGCGTAGACAAGTCGCCCGAGCAGTTGGATGCCGAAGCGTCAGCACCGCAGCTGCCCCTGGCCCCGCGGATCGCGCTGCATCGCCTCCTGGCCCACGCTGAGGTGTCCATCGCCCGCCTGCACCAGCGCGACGGGGAGTTCGGCATCGGCGTGCCCTTCAGCCACCCCTTTGAGCGGTTCCTCGATGAGTCGTTCGGCACCTTCTACTGGTCGGCCGGGCTGAAAGCGCTGCGCCAAGAGTGCCGCCGTCGGCATAGCGACCACTGGCATCGACCGGAGTGGCGCGGCTCGCTGTGCTACGCGCTGGTAAGCGCGGTCTGCCGTTTCGACGTGGCGTACACCCGCGCCTGCTTCGACCTGTGGGTGGACCCCGTCAGGACGGAGCCGACCCTGCACCGCGCCCTGCACCGCATCGAGCAGAAGATCGACGAGCTGCAGGCGCGCGCCAGCGAGAAGGTCCACAGCGACAGCGGGCGGCACGACTGGCTGGCGCCAGAGCATGAGCATCACGCCCTCGAGGGCTTGCACCAGGAGGACTGCATGCAGTGCCGGAGGAACGCCGCATGAAAACTTTGCCGCACACGATTGACGACCTGGAAGGCCCCGGTGGTCAATCGTTCTGGTTCACGGATGATGGGATCTATCACGCCTGCCGGTCCTGCGACGTCCGGTATCCACAGACAGACGATGGTTGGTTAGCACTCAGGGACCACGAGTTCGAGGAGCATGAGCGCATCCGTCACTACGACTGGACGGAGCTTCACGGGCAGGAAGTCACCATCCTCATCATTCAGCGCGAAGATCCCCAGTACTTCAGCGAGAAGCACCGCTATCAGACAGAACTCGTGGCTCGTACGAAGGACGGCACCTATTACTTCCTGCCGTTCTCGCACTACGATGCATGGGACGCAGGAGACTTCAAGTGGAAGCCAAAGCGCGATGGCCTCGCATTACTGCAGACGACTTTGAACGGCAATACGCCAAGCGGTCGGGGGTCACTGTTGCTTGGCTCCGACGACACGGGCGGGTCGTCAGGCCCTGCTACGACGAGGCGGAGGGCTGCGAAGGATGGAAGTCCGTCAACCGACAAGCGTGGGAAGAAGATCAGCGACTCCGCGGACTCCCAACCTCTAGTCCGAGAACCTATCGGGACTGACGTTCCATGACCGGCCTCCGCATCGACAGCCACGGCAAGGCGCGCCGCGTCGCCGCCATGACGCTGACCCCGCTGAACATCGCCACCAGCCTGGCCTACGATGTCTGCGCCGGCGCGCACGTCAACAGCGGCGAGGTCATCGAGCGCGACGTCGGCCCCTGCTACATCTGCGCCGCTTGCGGGGTGCCGATCAGGATGACGCTGTACCGGCCGGGGATGATCCGGCTGCACGGTTCGTGGAAGGAGGACGTGGCGTGAAGCGGCAGCGAATCATCTGCTGGTTTATCGGCCACAAGTGGCGACCGGCATATGACGTGGTGCAGCGGTTCAACCAGCCTGCGCAGGTCGCGTTCGGACGCTACTGCGCGCGCTGCGGTCGATGACGCAATCACGCCACACTTGACAGTCGCGACCGCTATACTCCGGTCAAGCGAATCCTCCCGCCGGGCAGGCCGCTCCTGCTCCGCCGCACCCTCTAGGCTTCGCCTACCCTTTTTGCCGAACGAAGAAGCCGCTGGCATTTTCTCCAGCGGCTTCTCCTCGCGCCGTCAGGACCGACCTGACCTCTGCACTTTACCCATCCGCTGCCCCTACGCAGCATCGAACTTCAGCGAGGGGCGAGCCTCGTCATGCCCGACGAACACACCAACGGAGTCCGCGTCACCAACCAGCAGATCTACGACAAGCTCGTTGACGTAGACAAGCGGCTGGCTGGCATCGAGGTCACCGTGGAGAAGGTCATCGTGCCAACCCAAACCAGCCAGGGGCTTCGCATCGACCGCCTGGAGCTGCGCGTCTACGCCATCACCGCCGGCCTGCTGGCCGCGGCTGGCATCGGGAAAGGCATCGGCCTGCTATGAGCCACTCCAAGAAGATTCTGGCCGCCGCCTACCAGCTTGCCGGTCATCGACTTCTGTCTGAGGACGACCTGACCGAAGGGCAGAAGGATCGGCTGACCAATCTCCTGCTCGACATCCTGAGTGACCCCGATCGCTACAGGTCCTCAGATATCCGCGGCCTAGTCGAAATGGCCCTGAAGCCATGACTATTCGCGCCGTCGCCGCCTACATCGCCGGTCCGCTGGCCCTCGCCGTGCTGACCGCCGTGGTCACGCTGCTCCTGCTTCTCCTGCTGTCGCTGGTCCTCGGCGGCGAGTCTCGCGAGCGCGCGGAGCAGTCCCGCTGCTACTCCGCCCTGACCAACACCATGCTTCACGACATCCTGGCCGACCTCGATATCCGCGACCCCTACCCGCACGTCAACGTCGCCGACGTGGACTGCTCCTTCCTCGTCGAACCCGTCACTCCCTAGCCCGAAAGTACGGCTTTCCGCCGCGACGCAAGCGCGGCAGGATTCTCCCGAAGGGCGGCCCTTGCGTGGCCGTCCTTCTTAGCGCCTGACGCAAGGAGGCGCCCTGTTGTCCCGCTTCATCGCGGGCGTCCTCGCCGGCATCGTGGTCGCTGTTCCGTTGACCACCTTCGCCGTTGACCCGGTTCCGACCGTAGAGCTGGAACCCGGTCAGGAAGTCATCGTGCGCGCTAAGCCGCACGCGACTCCGACGCCCACATCCGTGCCCACGCCCATCCCGACGCCGGTTCCGACTCCGGTGCCCACCGCTGTCCCGACTCCGGAGCCCACGCCGGCCCCGGCAGGCTGCAACGCCAGCGGCATCCAGATTCGCGGGACGATCAGCGGCTATGTCCGCGACGGCCTGGCTGACTTCTGTGGCAACCAGCCGCTCGGCCAGCTGCCCACCGGCAACACCGCCACCGTCCTGCAGCCCCGCCCCGACGCGGCACGCGACTGCACCTACAACGACAGCTCGGGCCGTGGCAAGTACTGCTGGAAGGCCACCACATCCGAGCACGACGGCATCCTCGACATCTGGCACCACACCGAAACCGGATCCTGCAAGACGTCGGGGTTCACCTTCGTCCACAACGGCTCGGGCGGCTGCAACTACGTCAGCGGCCCGAAGTGGACGCTGCCTGACCAGGACGAGTTCGTGGTTACCTATGCCGCCCGCTTCGATGACATCCCGGGTCGCAAGGTCGCGGTGCTGCGCTGGTGCGGTCCTGGCGTCGGCGACCCCGGCTACTGCGAGGACAACTTCGTCGAGGGCAAACTGGACGGCGGCGCCTGCAAGGGCAATGCGTTCCACCACCTCGAGTCGTCCACCCAGCAGAACGGCAAGGCGTTGTGCATCGACCTGAACGACTGGCATGAGTACCGGATGCACGTCAAGCCGGGCCAGTTCGTGGACTTCATCCTCGACGGGGTGACCGTGTTACACGCCACCTCCGGCGTGACGACCGATACCTCGTATTGGGTGTTCCAGACCGAAACCTACCTGGCCGGGCAGACCATCCCTGAGCCGGACAACCAAGGCCACATCGAGATCGACTGGCTGACCATCGACCTACCGAGTTGACCAATGCGTCGTCTGCTGGCGGCGGCCCTCGCCGCCGTCCTGCTCCTGACCGCCGCCCAACCGGCCTACGCCCACGACTGGCTCGTCAGCCGGACCAACGCCTTCCGCGTCGACCACGACCTGCGGCCGCTGCGGACCAACGACAACCTTGACCGCCTCGCCCACCGCCGCGCCCGCCAGATCGTGGGCGACGGCTTCTTCCACAGCTTCGAGTGGGTCAACCAGACACACTGCGAGGTCGGCGGCGAGAACCTCGCCTACCGCAAACCGGCGCTGCCTTACGGCGAGCGGGTGGCGTGGTTCATCGAAGCCTGGAAGAACTCACCGACCCACCGCGCCCTGATGCTGGGCACTGGCTGGCGACGCATGGGAGCGGCCATCTACGTCGCCCCTGACGGCGCCATGTACGGCGTCCAACTGTTCTGCGACCCGAGGTAGCAATGAAGCCTTTTGTCGAAGCCATCCTCATGTACGCCTGTGCCGCTCTGGGTCACGCCGGCGCCTGTTGGTTACTGAACAATCGGCTTGGCCAGTGGGCGATGAGGCACGAATGACCCTTCCGCCCGTCATCTGGAAGCCGTCGCCCAACTTCTGGAAGGGTCCATCGGGCTACCCGACCAAGGCCATCGTCAACCACCGCATCGTCGGCACGCTGACAAGTGCGCGTGACCGATTCATGAACCCGACCAGCAACGCCTCGAGCCACTTCGGCATCGGCCACAACGAGCAGGGCAAGCTGGTCATCTGGCAGTTCGTGGCCCTTGACGACTCGGCGTGGACTAACGGCGACGTCCGCGACCCGACGTGGCCCGGCCTCATCCCCAACGTCAACCCCAACCTGTACACCTGGACCATCGAGCATGAGGACGGTGGCGCCGCCAACCGCGGCGTCGTTACCGAAGAGATATGGCAGGCCAGCATGGACCTGCAAGTCATCCTCGCCAGCGGCGACCCGGCCAAGATCCGCGCCGCTGGCGTCACCGTCCGCAACGACTCAGTCGCCCGCGACGGCGCCGACATTCCCCGCGACAAGACGGGATTCATCGACCACCACCAGATATCCGGCCCCAACAAGCCCTACTGCTGGCGTCCGTGGTTGGACGACCCAGGCTTCGTCAACGGCAGTCCTTCCCGACGGGATCAGCTCTTGGCCGCGCTGAACGCGCTGCCTGCCGAGGAACCGGCCGACAGCCTCTCCCCGCTGGAGCTGTGTCACAAGCGACTCGGCCGCGTGCGCGCCAAGAACGCTGACCTGCTCGCCCAAGTCGAGGAGCTGGAGAAAGAGGCGGCCCGCGTGCCGCGCCTGCTCCGCCGCATCCGCGCCATCAAGGAACTCGCCGCACAGATTCAGGAGGAATAGTGAACACCGAGCCAGTTGCCATCAACGTCGCTCTCGGCGGCGTCCTCTCTACCGGCGTCGCCCTCGCGGCGCTGCTGATTCCGGGCCTGTCCACCGAGATCCAAGTTGCACTGGTTGCCTTCGGCAACGCCGTCATCCTGCTCGGCGTGGTCCTGTTGACCCGCTCGCAGGTCACGCCGGTCGCCGCACCAACGCTGCCGGCGGGCACCGAGGTCCGAATTCAGGACTCCGAGCCTCCGGCCACCACCACCGTCTGAGTGAAGCGGCTGATAGTCGCACTACTTCTAGCGGCAGGACTGCTGCTAACGGAACCAACCGGCGCCCTCGGAGGGTGCCATAGCATCGAGGTCAACCCATCATGGGCGCCTACGGGAATCGCAGGCTGCGAGATCTACGGCGACGGGTTGGCTTCATGGTGGCAGGGGCCCGGCGTGGCTCGGAACGACTGCGTCTATCCCTGGACAACCTGCCAACCGATTCGGATTACCGCTCGGTCCACTGGGCGTTCGGTGGTCGTCACCCCGACGATGTACTGCGACTGCTACACCGGGACACCCCGGCAGCGACTGGTGGACCTGGATCCGGCGACGCTTCACCGGCTGGGGTTATGGGGGATGAGGTCACGCGGCCTGTTCCACGTCACCGTAACGCCGGCGACTGCTCTGCCTGATACGGCGTTGTCCGATGGCCCGCGCCAAGTGCCGCAACTGCATGAGCTGGTGTATCACCGATAAGGAGCGCCGCGTGGTGGGATGGGTGGACCGACTCGGCTACGCCTACACCCTCAAACCCGGCATCGAGATCCTTGTCTGCAGCCAGTGCCTAGCAAAGATCGTGTACGAGGCGACCAAAGACAAGGCGGCGTAATGAGTTTGCGAGACGAGCTGCCGCCACCGGGTAAGAACGGTGGCGAGTGTTCGGTCAAGACGTTCGTCCAGTCCAAGCCGTGTGCTGAGACACACGCCAACCACAAGGCATGCGCTAGCGGTCCAGAGGACTGGATCGAGATAGTCGACGACAAGGGGTTGCAGCACAGCCAGGTTTACCGGCTGATGAAGCTGCACGGGTTCTCCATGACCGACAACCCGGTCACGCGCCATCGAAATGGGGCGTGCAGCTGTGGACGGGCTTAGGGCGGAACTGGCCGACGAGGAACTGCGAGAGGCGCTGAATCGGGCGCTCCGCGACCTCGCTCGCGCCAAGGCCAAGACCGAAGATCTCGTCGCGGCGACCTACCGGGCCGCCCACGACGCCCTGGTGGTGGAGTTCACCGCGCCGGCCACCCGCAAGCCCAAGGCGGACACCCGCAGCAAGGGCATCGAGGCCGCGCTGTGGCACCTGACCGACTGGCAAGGCGGGAAGCTCACCACGTCCTACAACAGCGAGGTCATGCGCCAGCGGGTCCACCGCTTCGTCGACAAGGCCGAGCGGATCACTGAGATCCAGCGGGCCGACCACCCGGTGCGGGATGGGGTCATCCTGTTCGGCGGCGATATGCTGGAGGGCCTCTTTCAGTTCCCAGCACAGGCGTTCGAGGTGGACGCCACGCTGTTCGCCCAATGGGCCAGCGTATCCAAGCTGGTCGGTGAAGTCGTCCAGCGGGCGCTGGGCATCTACGAGCGGGTGCAGGTCATCCCCGAGTGGGGAAACCACGGTCGCATAGGCAGTAAGCGCGACAGCGTGCCGCGCGCCGACAACTTCGACCGCATGTGCTACGAGACAGCCCGCCAGCTGCTGTCAGCCGAAACCCGGTTGACCTGGCAGGACTGCCCCGAGGACATCCAGCGCGTCGAGATCGGCAACTACCGCGCCATCAGCCTCCACGGCGACGAGACAGGCCGCAACGGCTTCGTCAGCGAGCGGACCTTCCTGAACTACCTGAACCGGCTCAAGGCCGGCGCCTTCGGCTGGGACTTCCGCGACGCTTACACCGGCCACAAGCACACCCACAACGAATGGGCGATGGCCGACGGCTCCGGCGCCTGGTATCAGACCGGCTCCACCGAGAGCGACAACCGCTACGCCCGCGACGGGCTGGGAACGTCCTCCGAGCCTTCCCAGCGCCTGCACTTCGTGGACGTCGAGAAGGGCGTGGTGAGTGCCCAGTACAAGATCCGGCTCTAGTCGTCCTCGTCATCTGAGGGTCGCCCGTCGTCGAAGGCGGCGCACCCACAGGTCTTGCAGCGTTCAGCTACCCAGGGATCGTTCGGATCTTGCCGGTGGGATGAAAACTCATGCCCGCATACGCATGTGATGGTTAGTCGTCGGCGCTTAGGTTGACCATCGGCCAGAGGCAGGGGCCAACCGTCCGTTGGGTCCCATGTCCGCTCAGTCATCCCACACCTCCTCGTTGGCCCACTCCTGATCGACCGCCCACGCGGTCGCGTCGTTCGGGCAGACCCACGACTCGTGGTCGTTGCCGTCGATGACCTCAATCACCATCGGGCCACCGCATTGGGTGCACTTCTCGGTCGCGGTCGTCACTGTCGACTCCAATCAAAAACCCGGCCCCGTGGTAGAAGCACGGAACCGGGTAATCAAATCGGTTGCTTCTACCAACCATCTACATGATACCACCCCTGTCAAGAGGTGGGGGGCCGGCTGGGGTGCGGCCATGCCGTATGACAGCGTTCACGACCTGCTCCGCATCATTCAATCCCGAGACTTCTTCCTGATCCTGCTGCTCGTCGTCATCGCCCTGCTGTGGGCATGGCAGAACCGCGACCTGCGGGACCACGAGCAATGGATGAACGACCACCCCGCCAGCAAAGGCGACTTCACCGCCTGGCGCCGCCAGCGTGACTCCGCCAAGCTCGCCCGCCGCCCCACCGCGGTCATCTGCCCGCTGCACAAGGTGTTCCGCGATACCTGTCCACCCGGCAGCCACGACGAGGTAGACGATGAGTAAGGGCAAGTCGGCCGACGACACCATCCGCGAACTGATAGGCGAACACACGCGGGCCGAGCTGGTCGAACTGATTGTGGCCATGTCTAAGCCTGTTGACGAGACGTGCCCGCCGCACAACTTCCGCGCCGCTTCTGCGTGGGACGGCGAGCAGTCGATGGGCTTCATTTACTGCCGCTGGTGCGCCGAGGTGCGCGAGTTGGCAGCGCCGAGCATCGAGGCTCCTGCGGAGGAGACGTTGGTACTCCGCGAGCAAGAAGCACCATGAAGCTCGCCGCCATCGCTGGCTTCGCCGCCGGCACCGCCATCGTCCTGTGGACCTTCCTGCGGCAGCACTCCGATAGCGATAACGCTATCAGCGAGGCACGCGAACGTATCGGCCGCGGTTTTGCGGCGTCGAACGATCAACTGCGCCGGATCAGCGACAAGGACTTCGAGGCGACCGTCTGGGCCACCTTCACGTCCGCCGAGCTGGGAGAACCGACGTGAACGTCGACCGCTTCATCGGCCTCCTGTTCCAGGCCGCCTCCATCGTCCTGTTCATCCTGGCCGCCTTCTGTTGCGGGGTCTATCTCGGGACTGGCGTGCGGTGAGAGCCTACTGGTGGATAGGCCATCCGAACTTCGGCGATGCCCTCACGCCTCTGCTGATCGAGCGCCTGCTAGGCCAGAAGGCGGAATGGACACCGGCCAAGCAAGCCGACCTGGTGATGTGCGGCTCGGTCCTGACCCATTTGCCGCGTGGATGGAAGGGGACGGTGTTCGGCACCGGAAAGGCTCGCAAGGCTGACCACGTTGACCTGTCTGCGGCGAATGTCGTTGCGCTCCGTGGACGACTCAGCGGAGTGGCGCCGGTGCATGGCGACCCAGGTCTGCTGGTTCCCTTACTCATCAAGAACCCCATCGTCCCCGACATCCCGCTCGGCGTCATCCCGCATTGGGAAGACCGCGTCCTCGCACGCCGGCATCCGGGCGGCGAGATCATCGACGTCACCGCGGACCCGCTAGCCGTCATCACCGCCATCAGCCGC